CCTTCACGTGGTCAAACATTTGTGTTCTTGCGGTTCGGGGTATTCTGCTTGCCGCCGATTATGTCCCCATTGCCTTTGTTAAGGCGGTCGCAGCTCCGCCATGTGAATGACTGGGGAGTCAATTCAAATCTCAATCCATTTTTTCCAGTAATCCAGGTCAAACGGCACATACATTTCATCCGGACGCTTAATGATGGCTTTAATCTTGCTCATCCGTTTCGTTCCTTTCCATCTGAATAAGGTTCTTTTCGGTAGCCTGCTCAATGATCACGCTTGCAACCCTACTTAAAGGGAGTCCCGACTCGTTTGCTAAATCAACTAAGGCGTCATACGCTTTTGGTGATACCTTCACGAGCGACGTTTGCCCGGGCTGCAGATATCGAAGTTTTTTGGCTGGCATTACGATCTTATCCTCGCTGCTCATCCTCTCCCTGCCTCCTCCATCAATGTTCTGATCCTGTGTTCCGCTGCATCAAACCTCGGGTCGAGCTTGTCGGAAAGCAGGGGGCTGCTCGCCCTGTATCTGTAGTGATTTTCGTAGTCGTGCCCGTTCCAATTGGCATAAATGCAAAGCTCCGGGCTCTGGCTGACTTCTACGGAAATGAATGTTTTAATGCCGCGCTCTTCAAAAAGGGCGTTCGCGTCACACACTAATTCCGCAATCTGCAATAATCTCTCCTTTGTCATCTCTTCCTTTCCGTGCTATAATGCACATATTCGATCCCTTCGCCGTGATTGCTTGAGCCACCAAGCGTCACGGCATTTTTAGTTGCTTGACCTCCGTCACGTTGGTCCTGTGCCGGATCGCCATGACCCCATTGAGCCTGAAAAGCACCAGCCACTGTGTCGGATCCAGTCCGCGCAGGTACATGGCCTCGCGCTCCTCTGCTATCGGCGGACGGCCTGTCAGTCTGGAATAATCCATACATCCCTCCTTGTCTCGCCGAACTGTACACACGTGGCATAATCCCCCAGATACAGGTCACACCACTGCGTCCCCATGGATGCCGGGCCTCGATCCTCGACTGTCCAGACCCCAAGGCCTTCGACATAGATCTGCGTCCCGAACGGCAGGTCGTTGTGAGCCGCCGTGACATGCTCCTCGGGATACTCACCGGAGGCCGTGGCCATACCGGTTTCGTAATATGCCGTGATCCGCCATTCTCCCAGGCATTCCCCGCGGGGATCCTCTTCGGACAGCCAATCGGCGCTCAAAAAGCCCTCAGGCGTCTCCAACCACTCCCCCTGCATTTCTCCCTGCACTTCCGATGCAAAGGGCAGGACGGCCACGACTGGAGCATCTGTGGACGGCTCAGCGCGGATGCATAGACCGGCGAGGGCGATCACATACAATGACATCATGACGCTTTCCTCCTGATCAGCACGTTCAGCCCGGTCGAATCCGTAGCAAACTCATACTCCGGCTTGCTCTCCTTTACCGGCTTCGGCTCCGTCAGCACGGCGTAAATAATTGCCGCCAGTATCCCGATCAGCAGTGCCAGGAATGCCGCCTCGATCGCGTCGATACTTGTCAGCGACCAGATCAACTCAAACCCGAATATTGATCCCAGTGCTGCGGTACAGACAGCGCCGTATTCCCTTATAGTCATTTCAATCCCCCTCTCCCCTTTGTGTGTGGCATGTCACCCAGCAGTTCTGCTGCCCGCACGGCAGCCGGCTGAACAGCTCCCGGCGGTTCTCCGGGCACTGCGAGCAGTTAAACTCGTTCTCCGGGTCGGTCATAAAACTCAGATATTCATTTCTCTCCTGCTCGCTCATCTCAATCCCCTCTCAATCACGTCTTGAATTGCCCACAGTTCGGCCAGTCTCATTTCTCCGATATCCCTCATCCTGTTACTCATCGTCTGCCGGTTTATCCCCGCTCGTCTGGCAAGCTCCCCCTGCGTGATCTTCAGGGCGGTCATTCCGCCGCCGATCTCAGACAGCACGGCGGTTGCTCTGGGGTCTGGCCGTATCAATGGTTTAACTTTTGGCATTTCTCCCCTCCATTCACTACTTTATGTAGTAATTTTAGGCAATAAAATATCATCTTCCTCGAAGCCTGTGATCCCGCAAAACATGTACAGATATGCCGGTCTCATCTCACGTTTTCCGTTCTCCCAATCGAACACGGACTGCCTAGAAACACCCATTTTTACGGCTAATTCTTCCTGCGTAAGCCCTGCGTTTACCCTTGCGGCTTCTAGTGTAATCTTTGCCACTTTGTCACCTCCTTTATGTAAAATCTCACCGCACGGTTATGAATATAAACTACATAAAGTAATATGTCAATACTTTCGGTAGTATTTTTTCAAGTTATGTTATACAATGAGTCTGGGAGGGGAAGGAGGATAAATGTCAAGCGAAGAATATGGCAAGATAATTTCCAAGAACTTAAAGCGAATAGCGTACGAAAGCCAGAAGTCACAGGCTGACATTGCTCGGGACCTCAAGCTGAAGCAGGTGACCGTCTCAAGTTGGATGAACGGAACACGAGTCCCGCGGATGGACAAGATCGACCTGCTGTGCCACTATTTCAACTGTCGGCGCACAGACATCATGGAGGAGCATTCCGAAGAGTATTACCAGAAAGCAGAGACGGCACGCTTGGCACAGGCGGCCTTTGACGACCCTGACCTGCGCGCACTTTTTGACGTTGCCAGAAATGCGGATCCTCAAGATGTACGAATGGCAACAGATTTATTAAGGAGGCTTAAAGCAACAAACCCGGATGGATGAGATTTATGTTTATTGCGTAGCAATGCCGGACAGATGCAACGAGGCCGTCCTTCCGTGCTGTGACGGATATACGGTCTATATCAACGAGAAGTTAGATGAAGCGCACCGTTCGAGGGCCCTGGAACACGCCATACGGCACATATTAAACAGAGACTGGGAGAGAGCGAGTGTGCAGGAAATCGAAAATAGTGCACATACGGAAATTGTGGAGGGTAGCCATGGCAAAGAAATTGGGAGCAATCACGATTGATGAGAAGAAAAACAGGTTCCAGATCGAAAAGAGCGGAGGCGGACTCATGGGGGGCGACAAGTGGCACGACTTCAATGAGCTGGTATCCTACAAGGTCCGCATGGACAATCAGCGCGACCGGGTCAGCGGAAGTATCAGCCTGTTCAAGACCAGATCAAGCGGCAGCACCACAAAGATCGTCACACATTCCATGGACATCCTTGTTGTGCTCGACAGCTTGGACACGCCGACGGTCACGATATCCATAATGAAAAAGCCGATGAAGGGCAGGGCCTTCGACAATGCCGTCAAATACAAAGACGACACCGTGGCGGCCCTCGATTATATCGCACGGCACAGATAAAAAATTCCGCCCACCCTGTTGCAGCAGGATGAGCGGACAGCCAGAGGTGTTGCAATGAGCACCAATCAGACATGCTCATTGTATCACCTTTTTCCATACAAAGAAAGGTGGTATTTTTAATGGCGACAGGTAGAAGATTGCCCTCTGGAAGCTTTAGGGTGCGGGTATTCTCTCACACTGACAGCTCCGGAAAGAAGATCTACAAATCATTTACGGCGCCTACGAAAAAACAGGCAGAAATGCTCGCAGCCCAGTACGCCGCCAACGAAAAGACAGATCGTCTGGACATAACTTTTGGCGATGCGGTAGACATGTACATTGAAAGCCGCTCGTCTGTCCTTTCTCCAAACACAATCAAAGACTACAAATGCACTCGCTCACATCATGTTCAGAGCCTGATGCCCGTCCCACTGTACCGGATCACGTCCGAAGACATCCAGCGCGCTATCAATCTGGAAGCCGCCGATCACTCCCCAAAAACCGTCCGCAACATCAACGGTCTGATCACGGCGACGTTGAAGGCATACCGGCCCGGCTTTGCTCCATCCGTCTCCCTACCGCAAAGACAGCGTGTCGAGTATCATATCCCCGTTGATGATGACGTCAAACGCCTGATCGAGGATGTCAGGGGCAAAGAGATGGAGCTTCCGATCCTTCTGGCGGCATTCGGCCCAATGCGGCGCGGCGAGATATGCGCTCTCCGGTCAGACAATATTTCCGGAAACATCGTGCATGTCTGCGAGAACATGATTGCAGACGGCCCAGACAACTGGATCGTCCGGCATCCGAAATCATACGCCGGAGACAGATACATCGATTATCCTGACTTTGTAGCGGAGTTATGGAAGGGTAAGACCGGCAGGATCGTCGAGATGACGCCTACAGCCCTCACAAGGCGTTTTCAGCGCATCACCCATAGATTATCCCTCGACTGCCGCTTCCACGACCTGAGACACTATTCTGCGTCCATACAGCATGCCATGGGAATACCGGACGCATACATCATGCAGAGGGGCGGGTGGGCGTCGGACGGAGTGCTTAAGCAGGTCTACAGACATGCCCTTGAGGATAAGGCGAGGGAGATGGGGCAGAAGGCCAACGAGCACTTTTCGCAATTATATGACACGAAATATGACACGAAATAGAAAAACCCCCGTAAGTACGAGGGTTTTACCAAGCCGGATGCCGGATTCGAACCGGTTAAGGGCATTTTTACAGAAACCGCATAACTACTGGATTTTCCGCAAATCCTTGTAGCTACGCGGTTTTTCGCTGTCACGTATATTTGATAAAATCACATATTTTTGACAAAATCACGCATTTTTGATGAAAGTATGACACGAGATATGACACGACTTGTGTGTTTAAATGGATATAATGAACCCTTCCTTGATCCCGGCCCGCTCCAGATCGTCGACCCGGTCGATGGCATTCTGGAAGTTCTTGAAGGATCCGCAGTACACCCGGTACTGATCCGTCTGCTCAACAAAGCATCCGAACCCAGACCCCTGCGCGACCTCCGCAACCCGCTTGTCGGCGTTGGCCTTTTTGGAGTACGCGCCGACCTGTACGCGATAGGCATAATCACCCTTGAGGCGGAAGAGGTATGCTACGTGGTAGCCCTTGTACGGAGTCGTTCCGATCCACTTGTAGTACGGTGCCCCCTCGCCCGATCCGTGGCAAAACGCATGCCCCGCGTCGAAGCTCTTGTTGTTTCCGTAGTACGCATTGGTGTGCGAGATGCTCCGATAGGTGACCAGGTCGCCCGGCTGCAGGATGCCCTTTTTGACGCACTCACGGACGGTGCGCTTGATGCGGTAGATGTCAAAATACTTGTGCGCGTTTTCCTTGGCATGATCACTGAGCCAAACGATCTTGTCCATGCCGCCGTACCACTGGAGAGCGGAAGCCGGTACCCCTGCATCCTTGCAGGCAAAAGCCACTCCGCCCATGCAGTTGGTGATGTACAGTCCGGCCTTGCGCGTCGCTTCAAAGGTACTTTTGGAGCGCTTCCCGTTGTAGTATCTCCATTGGCGCCCGGCTTTATTGTCCTTCTTCATGACGAGGTTCAGGTGCTTCATCGATGCGACCAGGTCTTTCGCTGTCACCATCAGCCCACCTCCTTTACCAGGCACGACACGCCCATGCTGGAGAGCTGACGCATCCGCTGATCTGCGTTTGCACGGTCGGAAAAGGATCCGCAGTAAACATGGTATAATTTGTCCGCCTCATACTCATAGAAGCAGGACAGCCCCGTCCTGGCGGTCGTAGCGGAGGCAGAGGCCTTGGCGTTGCCCTTGGTCTTGTACGCCCCGAGCTGTACACGGTAGATCGTCCCGGTCGGTTCTGTGGTAGTGTCCGGTTCCGGCTGTACCGGCGCGGGCATCACGGCGACCGTGTCGAATCGTGTCAGGTCGTAATCCCTGATCAGCTTCAGGATCTTCGTCTCATACGCCGGATCTGTGCAGTACCCCTCCGGCTTTGCATCCGTGCCGGTCCCGATCCGGATGGCATGGATCACCTCCGCAGGATCAGTCATTCCGGCAATTCGGGCGTACTTCAGCCCCTTGTTGTTGCGGACATGGAGCAGGAACATCTCGTAGTCCATGATACAGTTTTCGTAGTCACTATACTTTCTAAAGCTGTCCGTGATGTATGTCAGCTTGCCGCCACAGACCTCCGGAGTGCGCTTGCTGATGCTCTCGCCCTTCCAGGCGGTGTAATCCTTCCAACTGCTGTTGATCAGGTCGGTCTTCATCCCGAGCAGGTTATTGACGTCCATCAGCACCTTGCAGTCTGCCGCCATACCAAAGCCGGTCTCCAGACAGCACTGAGCCGCCACAACGGACGGGAGGATCCTCGTTTCCGGGTACAGCTCCTGTGCGATCGCACCGACCGCAGAGATGTACGCCTCTTTGCTCGCCGGAACGCCTGACGGGTACTTTCCCGGAGCCGCAGAGCTGATGGCATCCACGGCAGTATAGACGGCCTTGCCGGTCTCATCATAGACCGAGTACCCTGCCGGGCAGTTCGCCTTTGCATTGTCCAGAACGTAATACGCCCCGATCTGGGTCTGCGGCAGATCCCACCGCAGGCGCACCCGGTACATCGTTGAAACGGAAACCCCGATCAGGCGGGCTTTGAATTCATCCCACGTCCAGGATGTCTTGTACCTGTTGTTGTGCACGTACGGAGCCGGGCAGGTTTTGTTGACGATATCGTAGTGTCTCAGGACGTGGCTTGCCGGAATGCCGAGCTCTCTCATGAGCTTCTGTACGAGCCACACGCACGCCTGCTGAGTCTCTTCCGTAAAATACCAGTACGGATCCTCGGCGCTTGCCTTGTTTCCGTCGCAATGACAGCACATCTCGATGCCGATTGTGTTGGCATTGCGGGCCTCGGGATGCTTTTGTGTGTAATATCCGGCAGTACCCACCTGCCAGACGATGGCGTCGTGTGAGCATCTCTGGTAGATCGTGCCGTCCCAGTAGATGTAGTAGTGTGCCCCGCAGCCGTCGGAAGCCAGGTCGTGGTTCTGGCCGTCCACGCCCAGATAATGGATGGCTATGTACTTTTTGCCGTTACCCCATGACGGAACCCGGGCAGAGGATATGGCGTTGATGATTTTGTATTCCATGGGATCCTCCAATTAAAAAAGGAGAGACATTTCGTCCCTCCCTCAATTAACTCAACTATTTACTCAACAACTCAAGTTAGTTAGTTGACTATTTCTTCGCTTCTTCGCTCTCGTCTCCTGTAACCATCGCATCCATCGCCTTTTTGAGCCGTCTTGTGATCCACGCTGGAACGGGGAGCCCGGCCTGATCTAAATTTTCGATCACGCTTAAGACCTCCATGACACAGACATAGATTGAGATAAACATAAAGATATTAATCGGCAAAGCTATGGCAATCTGGGTAACATATGACAGCACAAGTATGACAATTTCGCCGGATTTCCGAAAAAGGCCTTTGCGCATTTTCGTTGAGTCCCACGTGCCGTTTACGCTTGCCTGGATCCATCCGGTCAGGACATCAGCGCCCATCATGATGATGGGAAGCAGGAGCGTCCAATAACTGTGTGTGTATGTGATTTTATCAAGTACTTCCATGGCTGCCCTCCTTCATAAAAAGGGGCAGGATTTTATCCCTGCCCGTCTATAAGTTACTGATTTAAATTCTGCTTTAAATTATAGGCAGTGCCGGATATTGCGTCGCCCATTTGTCGTCTTCTGTGGCTCCACCGGGGTAATAGTTCCCTACGATCTTTGCGCTTTTCATGCTATCTGATATCTCGCAGACATCAATCTCATAGTTGAAACGAGTATCGACATCGTTGCTACTCAGATCGACCGCTGCCCCCCTGTTAAATGCATTGTTTGAATTTGCCCCGGTGTATTTCTTAGCACTGAATATAAACCAGTCGCCCGAATGCGCCTGTGAATACGCCTCACCAAAAATATCCTTGATCAAACCGTAACCGCCATATAAGAAGCAGTGAACTTCTGTGTTTTTGCGCATACGTCTAAGCAGTGTTCTAAGCGTCATATTTGCGGCATATTCGGATTCATCTGTTTCATCAGGAACGTAATCATTGATCGCGTCTCTAATGTTCGAATACACAATGGTTATTCCATTTATCGTAAATGAGTCTAAAGTGTCGTGAAAAACTAATCCGTTTCGCATCAACAATATGTCGAACGACTTGTTTTCATACGTATCAAACACATCAATATCATGTCCTTGTGCATACACGGATATTGCCGATGAGTATGACCTAGCCATTGCGCTCGGATTGTCTGTAGTGCTGCTTGAAGTACCAACATTGAATATTATGAGATTTGGGCGCACAGAACGCATGAACGTAACATCGTACTTTGTACCAATTCCATGATGCGGCGCAACAAGCACATTTGCAGGTTTTATTCCTGCCTTTGCTATATTGGCTTCAGCCGCCTGCCGAATATCTCCCGTAACAAACAGCGAATTATCAAAATATTCAGCATAAGTACAAAGACTGGTGTTGTTATATCCGCCCAAATCATCTGTATAAGCGGATATATCAACATTTCGGAATGTCAACTTGAAATTCCCAATGTCGATCCTATATCCTTCGTATGGCACTGGCATCCAAGAAATTCCTGCTTCGGTCAGCATAGACGTTGCAGATGTCCACATGCTTCGCCAACTCTCATGGATGTCTGGAGGATATTGCTGAACGTAGCACACAGCATCATCTGTCATATACTCTTTTAATGCCTTGTAAAACGTTGAATCGGTATATTCATACCCGGTTGCTTTCATTCCAACATGATCATGGTGCATGTGTGAAAGGATTATCGCTTTTATCTTGTAACCTTTAACGATTGCTAAAAGTGCATCATTAGCATACTCATCGGACAGATCAAATAGTATGATTTCTTTGCTATTATAATCAACGAGAATATTACATGCTGCTTTGCGTTCCGCTCCAAACGTTTTTAATATTGCGTATTGTTTTTTCTCATTCTCATTTTTCAAATACGACACAGTGACAGTGTTCGGTTCGTCACACATCAATATACTGTTGTCGTATAATGCAGCATTGCTACCGATTTCAACATCAGCATAAGGAACATCATCGGCAACCATAATTACAATCCTGACAGTTCCGATTATTCTGTCGGCCTCTGTTTGCGGACTGGCCGGGTTAACGTATAGATATATACCGTATTCTTTACCTTCTTCAAAATTGAATGTGCTGTTTTCAAAAACCTGAAAGTATGGCTGAGTCTGATTACCAGTATATACGTTAAACAAATGAGGACTACTGATTCCCACGTTGTCAGTTATATTATACACATCGACACGAATCTGCATTTTTCTCGATGTTTCTGAAGACGTTGATAAAAACATATATATCTTTTTACCATTGCCATCTCCTCGAATAATAGGTGTTGCGTTCGACGCCACACCAGTAAACGATCCGTTTGAATAGAAATAATTTATTTGCGATGACGATTCAAATTTGCCAATAATCGTCAACACACCACGGCGATCATTGCAAAATGTAACACCATTGTTTACTCTGGTATTTTTTTGGTTTGTAATAATTGCCTTGCTTCTATCAAGCACTATACATTTGCTTGCTTCTGCGGATTCGACTTTAGCGAAGCCGTACGCATCATTTATAAACAGGGGATTGCCAGTCACAGTGTTCGTCAAATCAGCCTTTAAATCAGATACCTCATTCGTTAGTGCGGTATAGTCTGCCGGGATGGAATCAATAACTTCCTGCGCTACTTCTTCTGCGGAGTCCCTGATCTGCTCGGTCGCTTCTTCAACAGCTTTATCAAAGATGTTCATTTCCGTGTCTGACTCGATTGCATCGATCCCATAAAATGGCAGGACACGAAGCAGGAACGCAAAAGATGTTACATACTCGCCATTCAGTTCGATCCTGACCTGGCCGTTGTTATCCCCGGATGCCGCAAGGGCCTGCGCCGTAAAAGGCACAGTAATCTTATTGCCGTCAATAGTGGCGGTGTTATATACCGCTTCACCATCCGTTTTTTCAACGTAATACGTTGCTGTCGCACCTTCAGGAATGACGAAATCATCGGGTTCAAAGATAACAACCCTTCCGCTGTCACCCTGAACAGCGTTGACGATATGCGGCACTGTCTGCCGTACAAAGGATATCTTAACTGTTTCTGTAATCATTTATAATCACCTCAATACGCAACGCCGTAAATCTTGACCGGGAGCAGATTCATCGTTTCCGCTCCAAGCGACCATGCACCATCATAATATCTGGCATATGTAATTGCCCCAAACACCACATTGTTCTGTGACACAGCAACATCTCTTGTGAACATGGAGATTGCCGTTCCCATGCCGACCGCAAATGCCTTTGTCGTTTTCCCGACAGGATGGCGCTGGACTGCCGGGGCAGTTCCAGAAGCCGATGAGTACCAGTATTCAACATCAATGTAGTCGTATTCCGACAGATCAAGATCAACCGTTAGTGTGCTTCCGGTAGTTGCAACGCTCTCCCAAAGCAAGGAGCTTCTGTGGATGCCTTCGATCTTCGCAACCCGTGTCAGTGTCGGAGACACCCCGGAAAGAGTGACTCTATAAAGCGGCATGTCTGCCGTTGATGATCCGTTTCTAATGTCTCCGTTGTTATATGGCGGCTCTGCCGGTGTGCCGCTTGACGGTGTGCCCTGAATGACCACCAGATCAACGCTCTCAACAGCTGTTTGCGTGTCCATCGTATATCTGGCGCAGATCAAATCTATTCTGTTAAATCCCTGCGTTCCCGGGGCAATGTTAACCGTGTCAGCCGTAAACGGATCAATCCTGAAATGTACGCCTTGAAGCATTCCTTCTCCGTCCATGATTTCAATTGTTGTCGCATCAGAAAGCATTGCGCTGAATTTCTGTCCGGCATCCAGGATATAATTCCCTGTCCCGTATGTCCCCAGATTGCGCCCTTGATCGTCTTTTGATCCTATATGCGCCCTGCCTGTGTATCCTGTTATAATCCTCATTTTTGTCCCTCTATTTTGTAGGCATACGACATGATCCCACTTGTACGGTTTACAATCTTGTTAACTATTGGTTTGGTTACGTGGTTGCCGGTTATGAAATCCCTGCCGCTGACAATGTCCCCCAGATACAGTTCACTGTTTATATCTTTCAGGTCAGGTGCAAACGACTTTGATGATTTGATTTCATTCAATCGCTTCGTGCCCGTTTCAATCAGCGTATCAATTTCCGCACCGCTGTTTTCAAATGTTGCAACAATCTCATCAATTCCGGTGAATGTATGGGTTTGTGATACATTGCCGTCAGCATCTGTATACAGATGCACAACAAGGCGGTTTTTAAGTTCGCCTTTTCCCAAGCAGATCAGGTGGTTGACCCCCATCTGATTATCCACACTTGAAAAGTCAATCATAGAATCCTGTGAAAACACATCTCCATAGTTGAAAACCGGAACAGCCTGAAGAAAAACATACCCTGACGATTCTGTCTGTACATACCTAATATCAAGTCTATAGCCCACGCTTTCAAGCATCGCTTCAATTCCACTTGCTGCGTCAGTGTAACGTTTGAAACGGTAACTTACCGTCATGCCGGTGTTAGCATCCGACACACGAAAAAGCGGTATTGATACAAGGCCTGTTATCACATCATTAAGTTCACCGGCAACAGTCATATAATCCTGACCGGCAGGCGGCACGATAATCCTGTGTGCCAGATATCCACGCCATGTATATCCCTTAAGCAGGATGCTCCCCGTATTGGTTGCGCTCTCGATCCTCTTGATGATGCCGCCGTATTCCGTGCCGGGGATATAAATCAGTTTCCCGATCTGTATACGTTCGTCCCAAGTTCCATATGATAAACTGATCTGAAAATCGTTACTGTCACCGATATCCATATCAATGTCATAATCAAGCACACATTCTTCAACGCCGTTTGCAGAAGCGAGGATTAAATCCATAATGGTTCGCTCCTTTCTTCGTACAGATACAGGTCAGCGTCAAAAGCACCATTCCACGCCACTTCATGCGCCCCTGCCGGGATGCGGTCGAAAATGGATTTGTCGGACTTGACCCGTTGATTGAATGCGTTTCTGTTAACCGCCCCGTATATCATGACCGTTTTATTGATCGATGATATTTCAACACGTTCCGTTTCTGTTAAATATCCTGTGATCCCGACCGGCACGCCGTCAATATAAACCACCGGATTTGCAGCTGCCCCATAAATCACAAGCTTATAGTTCGCCGGTGCTTCGCCGCCGTTTACCAGTTGCGCATATCCGGGCAATGTGGCCTTGTAATCATACATATACCCATACATATAATCTAAATACGGGTATTCGTTTTTCTCGTTCTCCGTGTATTTCAATTCATATTTTCTTTCCCGTTTCCATGCCGGATATGGACAGTAAATATTTAAATCATTGTAAATAAACGGATTCTCAAAATGTGTGCTTGACATGGTGATATAACAGTCAATCTCATATTCGCCGTGGATGATCTTGCCCGGTGTCATGCTGTAGATATCATGATCAAAAGCGGCGTGCAGCAGGTTCAGATACTTCCGCCGCTCATCCATTGTTCCGAATACGGAAAGCTGCGCACTGTAAGTTATCGCAGATTTGTCAAACCTGTAAGGCCGCTCACCGAACTGTTGGGAAACAGCTTGCGGAGTCCATCCGTATGTATGAAAGTCTGCCGTCCTCATCCGTAGATGCCCAACCTTCAGGTTGAATTCCTGCCCGTTTGATGATTTATAATATAGGATCATACGAACTGAACCCCCATATTTTTCATGATGCGCCCGGCTTCTCGGTTATTCCAGTATATGCGGATGTCGGCGCTCTCCATGCCCCGTTTTGCCGCTGACGCAACCATGCCCATCATTTCCCCCATGTCAATAACTGAGCCGCCATTTGCCCCATTCTGGTGCGTTGTTGACGGCACAGAAACAGACTCATGCGGTGCGCTTGCCTTCTGTACGCCCAGGATCGCCCCGGTCTGTTCGTACAGATCCAAAGCGTTTGACCTTTGCGAAACGGACAAAGGAATTACCACCTCTGGTTTATCACCTTCTGACAACCATGAAAGCTGTTCTTTGTTGGTAAAGCCACCTTCGGCGTGTTTCGTTGCGCTTGCAACCGCCCTGACAATCGTTGTGATGGGATTGTTTGCAAACCAGTTGCGAATAGTTGCCGCCGCATTTGCCGCCGCTGAATTTGCGTCTGTAATCTCCATTTTCGCCTTGACCGTCAGACCGTTTGACGCATCGTTTGCCGCCGCCTGCGCCGCCGCTCTTGCGCCATCTACTTTTGAAATCTGGCCGTGTATATTGTCGACACCGCTTGTTATCGTGCTCTTGGCTTCCGCCGTTACAGTTGACGGAACATTGACCTTGTTGACCTTCGGTTCAAGCTTCATTCCGTTGATCGTTGTCTCAGTTGATGTTCTGGCCTGTTGCGATGCCTGCGCCGCCGTAAATGGCAATGTTGCATATCCACTTTCAAGATATGTTTTAGTCTGTGCGCCTGTTCTCTGGGAAACGGTCAGGTGGTTTTGCATTTCCTTCTTGACGGTTGCGAAAGCCGCTTTTGCGGATGCTGTCAGGCTTGTCCATCCCTGAGTATGACCAAGCGTATTGATCGCATTTGCCACCCCTGCCATTGCCGCCTCCGTTCGGCTCTTAAAATCACCTTCAACATAGGTTAATACCTCTGCAAGGTTGTCTTTCGCCGAATTGTTTGCGCCAAATTCTGACAGGATGTTGTTAAACAGTTCTTTGTCATTATCCAGTGCATCAACAAGAAGCTGTGCTTCTGCCGCACCATCAACGCCCATGTCCGCAATAGCTTTAACAAGTGCCTTGAAATTCGGATCAGATGACTTTACTGCTTCGCTTGAAAGCCTTTGCATATTGCTAGCATAGTTCGTCATCCCGACCGTCTGACTTTGAAGATTTTCAAGTACCTTGGACGCCGTCAGTTCTGTGCTCTGATCCCATTCCTCAAACAGCTTGATCTGACCATCAATTGAGTCCCTCGTGGACTCATAAAGGTCATCCCACGCCTTGACCTCTTCTCCGATCTTTCCAACAGCAGTGGCAACATCGTTAGCAAGTTCGGCTGTTCTCCCGGCAAGCGCTGATGTGTTTTCTTTTACCGCCCCGGTTTCGGCTTGCACCGCTTTGGTATGGCTTTCTGTTGTCTGGGTGCTTTCTTCTGTTGCGCCCGACAGTTCTTCCTGCTGCTCGGTATAGTAAGCGCATTCTTCTTCTGCGTCTGAAATGGCATCCTCTGCATCGTGCACAGCCCCATTCAGTTCAAGTTGTGCATCTTTCGCCGCAAGGTATGCGGTTTCTGCTTTTTGGACTTCTTCCGTATAAAGTTTCTGTCCCGTCTGGGCATCTGTCGGAGCAGCTTCCAACGCTTCGAAATATGCGTGGTAGGCCGTTGTCAGAGTCTCAAGACCAGCCTTCTGCTGATTTTGGGCATCGTGCAATTCTTTTTGCGTTGATGCCAGTTTTTCGAATGCCGTTTTTGCTCCGGTTGTGTACGCTTCCAGAAGCGCAACCTTCTTTGCTTCGTCAACGTAGTTTTTGACCTCTTTTTTGCCCTTGGTCAGTGATCCGGTTGTATCATCGATAGCAAGGGCAAGGCCCGGATACATGGCGTTAAGTTCGCCGACAATCGTGCGCATGCGCTTCTGCTGTGCGGTTGTCTTACTGGTAACAGCATCAAGGTCATACAGTTCATCAACCAGATCACTGGCAACAGCCGCTTTGCTGTTGATATCATCAATATTCTGCGATGTCTCAGACATGACCTTTTTAAGATCACCGGTTGCGCTGTTCAGCGTGTTTGTCGCTTCTGCTGTGTCCGCAAGCATCTGAGAAAGACCATCAACACTGTCGATTGCTTCCTGATGCGCCGCATCAATCCCGGCTTTTAACAACGCAAATGTTCCGATGGCAATGCCAACCGGGAGCGCCACCCCTGCAATCTTCCCTGCCGCGCCGGGTATTTTCTGGAACGCCTCAACGACCTCCCCGGCTGCCGTAACCAAATTCCCGACAGCCATGACGGCAGGCCCACCAACTGCAAGCGCAACCGTCACATATCCGACCATGTTCTGCTGTTCTTCTGTCAGACTTTCAAATCCGCTCCGTGCTGCTTCTGCAACTTCTGTCAGTTTTTCGATGCCTGGGGTTGCTATCTCCAAAAGCGTACCCCCAAGGTCAGAACCGGCAATCTTCAAGTTGTTAAGGGCAACCGTCATTTTGTCCGGTGCATCAAGCGTACTTTCAAATGTTTCTTCCACCGATCCAAGATAATCCTCGGCATCAGTCGCAAGACTTTCAAAAGATAATGATCCTTCTTTGCACGCCTGATAGATTGCAGGGCCAGCTTTCTTTCCAAACAGATCTATAGCCGTATTTAGCTTTTCCTGATCTGTTGCCGTGCTGTTCATCACGGACTGAAATTCACCAAGTGCTTCGGGAAGTGATTTGCCCTCTGCATTGGCGTTTGACAGCGCTTTTGTCAGGCCGGACATGACTGTTTCTGTCCCTGCGCCGGATGTCTCTACCTGACCCAGAAATTCCGCTGATTCGTAGGCGTTCAACCCCATGTCAGACAATGCCGCTGCATTCTTGATCATGGAACTTTCGAGCGCATCCATTGACACGCCCGTTTTCTGGCCTGTCTTGTTCAGTGCGTCAAGAACTTTATCGGCATCGGCTGTGTCAACGCCAAACGCCGCCATCAGCTTTTGAACCTTGTCAACGGATGACGAAACATCTGTATTATTCAGTTCCGCAAACTTTATGAACTTACCTGACAGTGTTTCAAGTTCCTGCCCGGTCAGTCCAAAACGTGTGTTGACCTCGCCAATGGCATCTCCTGCCGTTGCGAAATCTGTCGGGATTGATCCGGCAAGGTTTTTAACAGATGTCTGAAGGCTTTCAAGTTCTTTGCCGGTTGCACCGGTCTTGACGGTTACTGTATCAAGTCCTGCGTCAACTTCGTTAAACGCCGCTATCGATACCCCTGCCAGTGCTGCAACAGGCGCACTCACCTTCTTTGTGAACGACTCACCGAAAGAAGTGATCTTCTTGCCGGTTTCCTGCATTGACTTCCCGATCTGCTGAATCGGCTTGGGGATGTCGTTAAGGGACTTTTTCATCTTGTTCAGTTCGGTCTTGGCATTAGAAACCGCCTGTTTCCATTTATTGGTTTCCGTAGCATTATCACCGTACTTTTCAGATGCGGCTTTCAGTCCCTTTTCAAGTTCTTCAACTTGTTTTTCTTGGTTTTCAATCTGTTTTTCAAGCAGTTCACCTTTTTTCCGGTTACGCTCCATCGCTGAAGTGTTATCGTCAAAAGATGATTCCAGTTCCTTCATCTGTGCGGAAAAGGTTTTCTGCTGAGTAATCAGATCATTTATCTGTTTCCGGTATTCTTTTTCGCCATCAATACCGATGCGAGGCCCTATGTTTACCGCCATTAAATCACCTTACTTTCAACAGATCATCAAACCCCATCCGCTTGCGCTGGCGTTTATAACTGGCTGTACCTTTCGTGATCGCATCACAAGCCATCTGATCCATGAATTCGCCGTATCTTGTCTGTAACGTTTCTTTTCTGGTCATTCCCATTGTATGACCGTAATAAACGAACCACGACCTGTTCAGGTCAATGTTTATCTGTTTTCGTTTTTTTTGGTGTCAACAGTTTCGACAGTTCTTTTTTTCCCGGCATCTTCTGCCTTTTTGATTGCGTCCATTAACGCCGCATAATCGCCCTGCGATAAATGCATGATTTCGTCAATCGTGACTGCTTCCGCACCCTCATGCGTTTCTGTATAGGCCCTGTTCATAAACAGAGCCTTATACATCTGCGCACGGGCCATTGACACCTCAGGATTTGAAGCGCAGTAATCTGAAAAATCACAGAATGCGCCGATAGTATATTCAAATCCGATTTCTTTCCCGTTTATCTTCATGGTTTGTTCCTTTCGTTAGATTCCAAGGAATTCAGTAATGACAGCTTCAGCCGCCGCTTCCGTTGCGACAGACTCGCCGACATACTTCCAATTCCTTTTTGCATCCTCTGCCCTCTTGATCGTTGCGGTCAGTTCCTGGGTCTGCCAGTCAATGGCATCTTCCTGCGTTGCGCCGCTCTCTGCGATCTGGTCAAACTGGACACGAGGGAAAATTACCGGAGTGTATGACACAACACCGGCAGACTGGAAACGGTAAATGAAACCAACTCCGCACTCCGGGATAACCTGATCATCACCGTAAGCAACAAGGCCATCAACCGCCGCAGGAAGTCCCATGATCAGCCTTTCGGCTTCCATCAGCAGACCGTCAACGGTCAGGTTGAGCGTGCCGCTCTGGAACGTGCCGGAATCGCTCTCCGCTTCGATATTATCAGCATAAAAATTGTTATCATCGGATGACTCGATATCATAGGACGCTTCAACGCCCCTTGCCAGTCTCATGCCGTCCGAATATGATACAGTCCCACCAGTTGCAGCATACTTTGCCACATACGGAAGGGAATAACCTGTTTTAACCTTTCCTGCCGCCATTCTTTACTCCTTTCAAAAACGCTCTTTCAGCGCTTTATCAAATTCATCTTTCATTTTTTGTTCTGCCGCCGCTTTGTGTGCGTTGACTGCGTTGTCTACAAACGGGATTCGCTGACGGAAAGAAGAACCAGAATTGACCGATCTGGCAATCACCGCATTGGGCTGACCATTCGGGTATTTTCTTGTTTTCTGTCCGTTGTATCCATCAAAACCAAGTTTAACGTGCATATAGCCGTTATCGTTCTGCATCGGTGCAATACCAAATCCCTCACGCAATCCCTGCTTTTGTGTCTCAGTGATCCCGTTCAGCAGTTCGCCGTTCCTGACATGCCGGGTGTCAATCGGCAGTGCTTCAATGTTGGCCTTGACTGCATTTGCAATCTCTCCTGCGCCTTCATAAATAGCCCTACCGATGCATTCCTTTGAAATGCTTTCAAGCTTTAAAAGCTTTCCTTCGTATTCCTCCAGGCCCTTGAATTTCAGCTTAGCCAAGATACCACCTCCACTGAAAGTGGATCAGGCCCGTCTCCTCCTCATACTGGACGGAGTCCAGATGCCATCCAATGTGCTCTGAAACCAGGATGCCCTGGATATCGTCCGCAATGGTGTCAAATTCCGTCTTCGTGTAGAAGTCAACCACGCCCGTCAGCTGCTGTTCCTGTTTTGATCCGTCAGCATGGAAGGATGTGTTTTCGCCATCTTCCGCCCACACTACATACCGCTCGGACGGATCCGCGCGGTGATAGTGGTAGACCGGGCAGTCCAGTGCCCGGAACGGCTCATACAGTGCCCTCAGTTTCGTCTGCAACGTCATAGTATTTCTCCAGTCTGGCCAGGGTCAGATCCGTGACCGGAAGCCCGTCTTCATCGGTCAGGTCCTGTGCAAAATCGATCCGGTACTGCTCACCGTCTTCCAGGATCGCATAATCTCCGGCCCTCACAGGTCTCTGCCAGATCCGCACCAATTTGTCAATCGACTGATTTGCGCCGAGCGCAGCGTACTGTCGGTTATATCCGACTACACGCTTGCCGTAGTATTCCTCGCCGATCTTTACAAGCTTGTATGCTGGCTTCAGTCCTTTTTCAGCCGTATTCTGGAGAGAGTACAGGCTCAATAATCCTTCAAAGATCATGTCTGTCCTTTCTCCGAAAAAATCCGGTTGTTCAATGCGTACCGGAGCATGCGCGGCATTGCTGCCACGTCTTCTGCACGTTTCCGGTACAAATATGCAGTGTACATAACAACCAGGTTGCAGTCATCCACGCTGTCGACATCGAGGGTGATCCCTTCCCGTGTGATTTCTTTTTTCGACACGGCAATCAGGTTTAACAGATATGTGTCCCATGTGCCGCCCCTGATTGTCAGATTGCTTTTTACTAAGGACAGCAGGATCGTGTCCGTCATAAGATCACCCCTTTATGCTCATGAAGTCACCGTCACATTGCAGACCGCAGAAGCGGATCCTGCTGTCGCAGTGATCACCGCGCTGCCTGCCGCGACGCCCGTCACTTTACCATCGGAAACCGTTGCCTTCGTGGTGTCAGACGAAGACCACGTGATATTCGCATCGATCGGAATGCCGGCAGCCAGAACAGTCGCCTTGAGATTTGCGGTCTTGGTAGCCTGCACAGATACTGCAGATGCGTTCAGGATCACAGCATCCGGAGTGTTGGCGTTGTCAGCCGCGAAATCCATGTCTGCATCCGGCGTCACCCCGTTGATACCGATCACGACGAATGCTTCCGGGATCACCGGCTGTCCGTCATAGCGTGCAGTGCCCTTGAATGCCGTCTGGTCCTGCAGGAAGAAAGCATGCTCGGACTGTGCGAACTTGCTGCCCGCTCTTTCTGCAAGCAGATAGTTCTCGAAATGGCCTCCGATGATCACATAGTTCGGGACAAAGTCCAGCGTCTCCACTTTACCGCCCACGACCGGCATGGTGCCTTCCATTCCTGACACGATCGCGCCGGCAGCATTGATGCTCAGCCCCTGCGCCTTCATAAAGTTGTATGTGGTCTTGTTCATGACCCATACGCTTTCCTTGGTGGCATATTTGTCAGAGACTACGCCGTCATCCAGCAGGATCGTCTGGAACAGGGTAACACCCGTAACGCTGTTGCTGATCGTAAGGATGTTTGTGGTGTGCAGATCTGCCCACGGTCTTGCAGTCGGGGGATAGTTTTCCGGCTGGGAAGTCTGCGCAAGTCTTGACACGATGCCGAGCGGCATTTTGCTGTGCCCCGCAGTGTTTTTGCCGTAGAGGATCGCTTTGTCAAGCGCGAGGCCGATGCCCTGGCCGATTGCTGTCAGCACATCACCCGCCAGATCAATGTCGGAATCTTCCAGTGTGGCGTTGCAGATCTTGAAATAGCCGCCGACCTTGTAGCAGTCCACTTCAACATCGTTGAAGCCCAGCGCCATCTCGTTCAGGTTCGCGCAGCACTCCGTCCAGATTCCTTCCAGGACACTGCCCTGTACCACCAGACGGCCATCCCCGGCGATCGGTTTTGATGTCACATGCTTCAGCAGCTTTGAATAATTCTCGATATTCTGACGCAGCACTCCGAGAAAAACTTCCGGGATCGTCAGGCCGACATTCGTCAGCTCCCTCTTCTCCTTGATGTGTGCCCGGATCTCTCCGATCCATGCTTTGACATCATCTCTGGTAAACATTGCCGTCCTCTGCTCAGAGGTCATTCCGGCGAAAATTCTGCTTCTGGTATGCATATCAGTTTTTTCCTCTCTTTCTTCCGGTTTATTTTCCGGATCTGTTGCCTGGGCGGCTTCTTCTGCTGCCAGATCACTCTCCAGCTCTTCGATCTGCCTCTCCAGGTCTCCTTTTTCCGTTTCGTGGGTTGCCTTCTCTGTCGTGAAGGTTTCAATCTCTTCCTCGACAGCCGTCCGCTCCTCATCGGACTGTGCCTCTTCGATGCTCTTCTCCAGCTCTGTTTCCCTGGTGGTGAATTCAGCGTCTTTTGCCCTCAGGGCATCCAGTGCTTTTCTGGCATCGTTCAGCTTTTTACGAAGCATCAGTACCTTCAGTGCCATGTAATACTCCTTTCATTTTCTCCCGCCACGCCTGCATCTCACGCTTCCGGATGTCATCGCGCTGTGCTGTTCTGGCGGAAATATTCGTTGTTTCGTATGCCGGGAAAGTACAGCAGGACACTTCATAGAGATCCACATCTTTGATCGTCCAGTGAACGCTTCCGTCCTCGTTGATGTCGGTATCTTCGGAACGGATGTCAAACCCGAAAGAACACTGGTCAACATCGCCACGTTTCACACGCTCATACAGGTTCATTGCATCGCCATCGTTCGGATTGATGTCGATATGTCCCCACAGACCGTGTGCATCCTCGCGCAGCTGTAACGTGTTGGCCTTCGTTCTTCCAAGCACCAGTGTGGTGTCATGGTTGATCAGGGCGCGGATATCGCCTGAAATTGTCCGTGAAAATGCTCCCTGTGCAATGCTTTCACTCATGCCGGGCGCGATCTCATAGTTGCTATTAAAAACAGCAAAGTACCCCTCGATCGATAAGGTCTCGCCGTCTTCCCTCGTTTGAAATTCTGTGGGTACGCTTCGTACCTGCCTCATGTCTCTCATGCCTTCTGCTCCTTCCTGATCGGGCAATCCTTTGCCCCGTCCGTCAGTACACACCATCCTTTACAGGGCATATATCTTTGATGGCCACACAGATCGTTTACCCTTTTGCAGATGATCCTCATGTCTTCTCTGAACTTTGCCTGGTCACAGCCGATTTTAATCTTCATTTTGCACCAGCTTCTTTTGCATGCCGCTCATGTCGAACGGAATATAGTTTTCCAGTATCCTGTATTCCTTCAGCCCGGCCGGACTCATGTGCATTCTGTCCCGCCACTCGTCGCCGTTGACATACCCTCGGTCAGAGCCGGAAAGCAGGACATCGGACACGGTTTTCAGGTCATAATCGATCAGGCTCCAGACATTGAACTGCAGATACCATTCCGGTTTGATGATCAGCTTCTTTGTCATCTCGCTGGCAATGGACTTGCAGATCGTCATGACAGTGCTCTGAATAAATGCATTCCACTCCTCGCGTTTGTACTCACCTGCCCCGATCAGGTACGGCGGCACCCCGAGGATTGCGGCTATCATCTTTTTATCAAGCATTACCGAATCGTTGATCGCCAGGTCCGCCAGCGACAGCGGCCTGACCTGCTCAACAGAGAGCTGATCCGCCGGGATGATCCAGGGCGCTCCCCTCTGTGCGGGCTTGAGATAGTCGTCAATTATTTTCTGCCTGCCGGCCGGAGAAGAGAATTCATCGACCATGGCGTCAACCTTGACGATCAACGACGGCTTGTATTCCGACTTCATAAAAGCCTTGCTTGTGGCAGATGCCTGCTTCAAAGTATCCGCCAGATCCCGCAGGCAAGTGGTTACCCCCTGCCCCTTCCAAAGATAGTTTTTGTCCGGATTGAAAACGAAATGAAGGACGCTGTCGGAGCTGCGTTCTCTGCCGTCTATCGTGACGCTGTAATCCCTGTATCCAATCGGCACAAAGCCCACACGACTCGCACTGATCGGCTCCAGGCTCTGCAGCAGTCCCTGCCACGTGTGCGGTACAACTATGGCATTCCCCCTGCCGTACAGCAGCATGTTCATCACAATGCCCTCCATCCAAGTGGAGCGCGTCATGTTTGGCATGGGATCTATGTCAATCTTCCGGGACAATTCATTCACGATCCGTTTATCACCGCCTTCCGTGTTGTTCATCAGGTAGATGGTTACAGCTCCGATCAGCGACGCGATCCGCCTGCAGGCTGTCATGATTTCCGGGTTTTTGTCCAGGGACGTATACCCGGGGCACTCGATATCTCCGTCCTGCAGCCATATGCCTACAGAACCGGCGCTGTCCCGTTTGTTTAATAGTCTTTTTATTCTTGATAAAACACTCATTCTCCCCACCATTGCGCCGCTTTCTTCTGTTTTTCGGCGTCTTCCATCATGGCAACGCACGCAAATACAGATGCATCAAACAGGTCTATTCTTTGCGTGGGACGGATCTTCTCATATTGCACAGCATCGTCCGTTTTTTCGACTGCCCGAACGTTTGAGACGCAATACTCATACGCCTCGGAGTGCAAATAATACAATCGTCCATCCTTTGCCGCTTTCTCGATATGCCGGAAACCATTCGACTTCACATAAAAATACTGCGGGATATCCCGCACGAAGAAGCCGGCTTTTTTCATTTCAGGAAAATATTCTTCCCCTGCGAACTTCCGATCATGCCCGACCATCCGGATCCTGAAGCCCATGGCCCGCATGGACTTGAACCAGTTCACAACATCTGCAATATTCACCGTAGGACTATTGCACATCGTCAGCCATCCGTCATCAGCCCATCCGAACAGCGGTATGTTGTCTTCGTCCGCTTTTCTTGCTGCCTGCACAACCGGGAAGAACGCGTGCGTGATCACGATATCCGTATCTTTATATTTTCCGTACAGAGCCGCTGCCGTCAGATCATACATTCTCGACAGGTCCGCTCCTCCGTACCAATTGACCGGAAGCTTTGCCAGTTCTTCCAGCGTCCACTTGTATTTTCGATCTGAAGCCCTGAACTCTTCTATATCGAACCATGCCTTCATGGCATTAGTAAAAACATTCAGCGACTTCGCGAAAAAGTCCTTCCGCTGCTGCGGGTCGTTCTGGGCCTGCAGCGCATCGTTCATCAGTTCTTCCGGCCTGATGCTTTCCCCGTAAGCCGGATTTGCCATCTCATGTACTTTAGGGTTCGTGTAATCGATCTGTCCGTTCTCATCCGGGTTTGCACAGCATATAAAGACAAAATACTGTTCATCCTTCACCGTCCCGTCCAGGATCTTCCGGCAGTATGCCAGACGCTGCCCGAGGAACCCCTGCTCGTTGTCGCCGGCGGTCGATATCCCGATCAGCAGCTTGTTCGTATAGGCCTTCATGGCCTCCTTGAACAGGTTGTACTGTTTCGGGACCTTCAGGGCGTGGATCTCATCCACGATCGCGATATTGCAGTTCAACGAGTCCTGCGCGTCCGGGTTTGCCGCCAGGGCCCGAATATAAAAAGAGCCGTCGCCCAGGGCCGCCTCCATGGAATGCTCGTTATTATTATCTATAATCCGGATATGTCCGCCGCTCTTCAAATCCTCTTTCATCCGCTTGACGTTGTAGTCCAGAAAATTGAAGGACTCCAGTGACTGCATCAGGGCCGCAGCTGTGATGTACGTCTTCGCTCCGGACTTCCTGTACCATAAAGACAGCGCCCAGGCCAGCGACGCCGCAAAGGATGTCTTAATGTTCTTCCGGGGGATGAAGATCAGCGCCTCGTGAAACCTGACTATGTTCGTACCTTTCAGGACAAACCCCAGCAGATTGTAGATGATGAACTTGTGAAACGGCAGCAGCAGGAAGGGCTTTCCCCGCAGCGGCGTCCCGTCAATCTTCTCTCCCTGCTGGTGGCAGATCGTGCTTTCGATTATGCCGATGCAGAATTCGGGACCTTTGTGGTCTATCTCATAATCCGGATTTTCAAGGTCGTTGAAAAATCTTTCCACGGCCTGTTTCCTCTCCCTGTTCGCCACGATCCTTCCGTCCCGGATGCCCTCTGCATACTCAAGCGCATCCTTCCAGTATTTAACCACTCAGTTTTTGCAGCGCCTTCTCCAGCGGTGACTGCTCTTTCTTCTCCCGGATCGCCGCATCATTGATCCGCTTCAGTCCCGCCGGCGTAAGACCCAGGTCCCGCCAGTACGCGAGAGCGTCCCGGTTCAGATCGTTGACCAGCCGGAGCACCGGGTTCTGCTCCTTGTTGGTTGCCCCGTTCTTGTTGGTATGCTCAACAATGATTGTCCCGTCAAATTCTTCCATGGCTTTGTCTCTGTTCTCCAGGATCCCGGCCAGCGTGTCGATCACAGCGTCGAAGCTCTTCTGGTATGTTCCCACCTCCGTGCAGGCGTCCTTTATTCTCTTTTTCCAGGTCGCCTTTCTCACTGACCTTACCCCCTTTTCCGAAAATCTGCTCAGAGTTGGAAAAACCTACCCTCGCCGGTGCGCTTGACGCCATTTCAGGGGCCTACCCCCGGGGGGATACCCTAATTCCCTGCCGTCTTGCTGTACGGTACATCAGATTTTTCCCCATCTCAGTCAAGCTATCGTTGTCCCGATCATGTAACTTGTTATGCATCTCATTCGTTATGCTTATCAGGTTCCAGTCGCACCATTGAAACTCAGGGTATTCTGATGCCGGGAATATATGATGCACCACCTCGGCCTGCCTGATCTTGCCGTACCTCTTGGACAGCTGGCATTGATAGCCGTCACGCCTGAGTATCTGACTGCGTTTGTTAATCCATCGCTTGCTCTTGTAATCCATAACATAACAAAGGGACAGCCGTTAAGACTGCCCCCGAACCGGGAAAGTATTTGATGTCAGTACTGCACCACTACCACATTACCACACCCATACCCTGAAATAAAATGTAGTATCATAAGATTTTTGCAAAAGATTTCATGGCATCGCCGTGCACTTGGTAGACATAGCGAACAGTGACGTCAAGATCTACAGCAATCCGCTCCCACTTTTGGAAGAGAACGTAACGCCGGAACAATATGTCCCTCTGGCGATTGTTGGGTATCTGCTCGATCTCCCTGGTGATCCGGTGTTGCTTTTCCAGAAGCTCATCCACTTCTTCGACAATCTCCCGTTCCAGTTCGTCAACCTTTGCGATCAGACGAAGCATGGAGTCCCCTGACGTAGATGTCTGGACTTTGTCCGCATCCATCTTTCCGGACGGTGAGCCGATGCTGTATAACTCCGCACGTATCTGCTCACGCTGAGCCTGCAGGCGTTTGACCTTGCGGTGGATTTGATAGATTTGCTGTAGATATTGCTTTGTTGTCATTTCTTTCGTCTCCAGTCATGTATCAGTACCGCTATCATCTCGACCGCGATGATGCCGCAAAGTGCGCCGATCAGGCCGATGGTGAGTTGTTCGAGGGTCATGTGGGTGCTCCTTCCCTTTTATTCCAACAGTCCGCGATCCGCTTCTGTACATCGCCGTAACTTTCGCCTTTTTGTATGGGCTTTACATGTGCAAAGCGTACGATCATCATACAGTGGGCGCAGGTTACTCCATCCGGTTCCAGATTGATGTTATAGTTGTAGTGGACTTTGCCGCCGCAGAATGGGCAGGGTTCCAGCTCAATCATTCCTGCGCTCCTTCCTGGTCTTCCGCATCCTCATCGTCAAACGGCTCTGTCGATTTGAAACACCGGGACAGCATTTGTGCAACGTTACCCGCCAGTGTATTGCTTTCACGCAGTTCCCTTGCGTCAGCCTCGATCTCTGTTTCCCTAACCCTAATCTTCATTCCTGCGCTCCTTTCTCAAACACAACCTCATCCTTTTCAGGCGGTGGATTAAGTCCTGTCAGCTTCTTGTACGTCTCTCTCGCTCTTTTTCCGCCCTCAGTCTTGTCAAGAATGCCCATTAGCTTCTCAGGCGTAAGCGGTCTGGATTTGCGTCTTAAGCTAAAATCACGGTGTTCCTTCACTCCTGCGCTCCTTCCCTCACATTGAACGGGCAATTATAAGATATCGGTTTCCATGGTTCAATTCTGAGTTCCGCACCTCCACGGTCGATTGTGAGAGTGATTTCGACATTTTCCTGATTCGCCAACCGTACTAGCGTTTCAATATTGAGTTCCTCCATCTGTTTGATTTCATTTTCCAATTTCATTCCTGACCTCCTTCCTGCGTCAATGCACTATCCCATCCTGCTTCAAAACCATCGCCAAAACCTTGATGATAATCTTCAAACGTCTTTGATGCGGTCATAAACCCTTCGTCAAACCCTCTGCGCCAATCTCCGTAATGTTCTTTCGCTGTGTTGTATCCTTCCTTCCAGTTTCTCATAGGATGAAACATGATTGCTGAGAACCCTACACCAATGAAGTACGCAAGCATGAATAATAAAAGGTTAGCCATCCTGCGCTCCTTCCTTGTAGGGTTCTGGCAGAGGCATCCATGCCCTAACACAGTTCGGTCTTTTGTAATAGCCATGCTCAATGCTCCATTTTTTGTTTTTATATCTGGAAAACATAATACCTTCATGATTCTCTTTTGCGGTCGATGATCCACCTGTGTAATATGGAGCGTATACAAGGTATACGCCATCTTTTCTAGGTAACCGCTCATTACATGAAACCCACTGCGGTTCTGGCTGTACGGATGGCAATCCAAGCAAATCAGACTGTATATCCATCGCCACATCATCTCCGCTACATCCGTCAGAGTCGAAATATTTGGAGCAGACAAGACATGCTGCTTCTCTCTCAATCAGGCTCATCAATTTCTCCTTTTTCCTGCTTTATTATCGTTCCGTCATCATCAGGAACGGCCATGAATTCAAATTCAATGCTTGGATTTTCAAAATATTTAAATTCAACAGTCGCACTCTTTAGAATCACCCGTGCTGTGATTATGCTGTCATGCCATATCGTGCGAATGTATGTTGGTTTATCAGGGGCGAATGTGGCGAAATCATGGAATACTGTTCCGCAATACGGACATTCAGTCCCTTCGATTGGAGCACCGCAATTAGGGCAGTTCAACCTATCTTTCATCGGTTCTCCTTTCTGCCCAACTGCAATAATCGTCCGGTTTTGTGCCAAGAATCACATGTCGACCACAAATGTATACATGTTTGCAATCCTTGCACCGTATGATTTCGGGCTGTGCTTCCTTCTTTCCTCTCTCATACGCCGCTCTCCACAGCTTGTCCGAATACTCTGACAGGTCTGGCTGTGCGGATGGCAATGCTTCTAACGCGCTTCTCGCATACTTCCGGTCAGCTTCCGTATCAAGGCTACCGATGCTGTCAAGCGCATCAATCGCCGCTTGTCTGCTAATTATGTCATCTGCTGAGGACATTTCTGTCCTTATCAAAGGCTGTGCGGATGGCAAAGCATTTATTGTCTGTTCAAACATTCTCGCCCGTGGCTCAGAAAGAATACCCGTAAACTCATAATCTGCCTTTATAACCGCATCAATCGCCGCCTGACGTGAGATGCAATCATCTGTGGTTCTATCATCCAACTTTTCGGTATTTCCGATCTGTCCAGAACCATTTTTACCCTGTTTTGGTTCTTTCAGTAATGGCGAAATCGGTAAATCGTTTTTGTTTCTAAGTGCTTCGATTGCCATCTGTAGCGCACCATACGCATCGGCAGTGATCTGCGGCTCATACGCTTCAGGTTCCTGCATCCTGATCAGTATATGGATTGCTTCTTCTCTCGTCATACCTTCAGCACCTCCTTCATCGCCTGTGCCATGTCAATGACCCCCTGCACCTCGCCAATGGTCATCATCATGTAAGCCCTCTCTTCGGCAAACTGGTAATCCGTCTCGCCGTTAGCCATGATCATATCGTATGACGTTCCGACCAAATCCTTGATCAGCCGCACGGCATTGTGGTTGATGCTTGCTTCGTCAATTATCATTGCTCATTCTCCATTTTCTCCGGAACTGATGTAATGCATATATAGTTGCCAGATGTTACGGTAGCCCCGTATCCCGCTTTGCTCAATTCCGCAAGGCACTCCCTTACATCTGCTTCGCCGCTGCATTTGATCCAATCACCCTTTTGTAGTGGCCTATTCATCACTCCCATCCCGTATCCCTTTCTGGCTCCGTCTTATCCACCATCTCGTCATAGTGTCCGTATGGCTTGTGCGCCATATGTGCCTGTGCGTGGCTCGTGGCATTCCGCTCATAATATGCTTCGCCCAGGTTGTTAGTCTTCAGCCGCCATTCAAAGGTCTTCTGCTTCGCCTTCTGTATGTAGTTCATTCCCGCTCCTGCCTCCTCTTAAATATCAATCTTTCCGTTCATCAGTTCTGGCAACAGCGCATCACGGAACTCAGCGAGCAACCTGTTTTCCTCTGTGTTTAAATACATAATCATCTGTTTCCAGTGACTCAGGAAATCAACTATCAGCGGATGTATGTTCTCTTTGGTACTGACGGATATCTTTATGCCGTCTTCTGCACAAAAGTTGACATAATTCTCTTTTTCGGCTTTTTGTCCAACAACCGAGAACGCTTCTGTCACGTCAGGTGTAGCAACATCCATGCAGTCATATCCAAGTCGTTTTGCCGCCGTTTTGTTCATCTTGATCTTGATTGCATTCTTCTGCTGGATGATCCGGTTATAGTCTGTGGCAATATCCTCGAATGGTCTGTGCTTTTCCTCTATCAGCGCTTGCTCGACATAGCGGTTCGGTGCAAGGATGAAATTGTTCTGTTTGATCTCTTCCGGCGTAACGGCACGGCAAAAACCTTGCTCATTCTTTAGCCCATTAATCGCGTCCAGCGCTTTTTCCATTCCTTCCGCAGACAAGACGTTAACGTTCTTGTGGTACATCCTGCCTGTGTGAGAACTCCCGCCAAACTGACCACGCTGATCTCTGGTTTCCACCTCGAAGGTTTGCCGCATGTCGATCATTTCCACCTTCCGTGTTTGACGGCTCCGTTCAAAAAGAATGATGCACACAGGGATGCTGGTGGATTCGAACATCGCATCCGGCAGTGTAATGACGGCAGATATCAGGTTTTCAATAACCAACATCTTTCTTATGCCTTGCTCTTCTTTTGTGTTTGCTGTCAATGCTCCGTTCGGGAGAAGGAAAGCTGCCTTGTGGTCAATCATGTTTAATGCGGTTAGGACAAACGCATAATTTGCGTTATTTTTTGGCGGCAGTTGAAAGCCGCTGTATTGAGGCATAAAGCCAGCTAATGCCGGGGGCGTCCACGCCATGTTATAGGGTGGATTTGACACAAGCGACACGCCCATACTTTTCTCCTTTCTTTACTATCCACTGCTTATATACCTCATCTTGCAATACATCCGCCATGCACACGCTTGAGTCTATATTGCGTACTGCAAGATTAAACAACAAGAACGGAATGACGTTCTCGTCAAGTTCGTAAAGTCTAAACTTCTGATCATGGTTTTGTGCCCATCTTTGAATTGTTAATGCTCCTGATCCTGCGCACATATCAATGACCACATCAGCTTCTCCTATCAGTCTGCTCAGAAAAACAGCAAGGCTTTTTGGCGTGTAGTCTTGTTTCTTTTCCTTCCTATCAGCGTGATAATACTGGTAGACCATCTGAAGCCAGTCAACAGACAAATCCTGCTCAAACAATTTGCAAAACATGTCATATTTTTCAGTGTCGTTATTATTGACCACTTTCATCAAGGCGTTCCCAAGGTTGTCAATATCCGTATGGAACAGATCTGTTATTTTGTTTTTCATTTCAAGCAGTTCCATCTTGTTCCTGCCTCCTCTCAAACACTTCCATACACTCCTCACAGCTCCCGCCGGACCAGAGGATCGGACACAGTACGTACCCGTCCTCATATCGCTCGATCACGGCATCGAGGCAGTCCTCAAGGCGTCCGTTTCCGTGGCATATGCCGTCGGCGGTGTTGCAGGGGAGTGTGTAGTTACTTGCCATCGTTCTCCCTCAACAACTCGCACAAAAAAGCCACGTTACAAGCCATATGTTTCAGGTGGGTCAGTCCGCTCTCCTTATCCACAGCCCTCCGGTCCTGCACAAATTTCAGTGCATGTCTCAGGAGTGCATCGACATATCTGTCGGGATCAACCTGCTTCCAGTTGTTCGGCCCTCCGTCCGGATACTTACGGTTTCCAAATTCTCTCACCTCTGCGATGTCAAACATAATCTGCATCGGTACAAGGCTCAGCCTCGGTTTTCCCGCATCCGCCTTGACCGCCTGATCTGGATCCGCCGCAGGGGCCGCTTTACACTTCTCAAGTTCTTCCTCAAGCTCCTCGATCCTGTTGGTGTCTTCCATGGCCATTTCCTGCATATCCTTCCGCAGCTGCTCATTTTCCGCGCGGAGCTGGTTGATTGCTTTTGCATCCCTCTCTGCCAGATCGCCCAGATCATTCCGCAGCTTCTCATTTTCTGCGCAGAGGCGGTCGATCTCGGTCAGTTTTTCTGCAACCGCTGGCGGATCCGTCGGGTCCACGATAGTAAAGGCCGGTTCTGCTTCCTCCGGCTCGGGGATCGTCACCTTACCCTCCTCCTGCTCCTTCATCGTGCCCGGGCCTGCGCGCCGCCCCAAGAGGATCCGCCGGTCAACCTTCTGGCCGTGGTCAAGCAACCACTGGGCCATCTCTTTTTTGCTGACCAGGTTCCGGTCGGCGAGAATTTCAACCTGTGCTTTCGGATTTTTCGCCTCCCGGTAATCCTGTATAATTTCGCTGTCTGTCATTTTCATGTCTTCGTTTCCCTCTCTGCTCCGCAATCTCACCGATCAGCATGGCGGTGTCAAAATACTCCTTCGGGATCGGCCCGAGGCTCATCCGGTTTACCCGGCAGTGTACCGTCCGCCTGACCATTGCGAGATTATCGATTGTTACGTTTTGCCGGTTCCCGTCCCGGAAAACAACGATGTATCCGGGCGGGATTTCTCCGTAGTGTTGCATCCAGACAAGCCGATGTTTCAGCTCCCACTTTGCCGGATCTGCAACCTTGACTTGTATATATCCGTCTTTTGTGAGCTTTTCGGTTCCGACCGGCATGTAATTGGGCGGAACGTTCCCCGGCTTGAAACTCATCTTCAAAAACGATTCCTGCGCTGTGTGCTTGCCCTTGTTCCACGGTGTGCGCCCCCGCCGAAACGTTGTTTTGAGTCCGGTATTCACGCCGTTGTTGCTAATAAAAGACTTTAGCTGTAATTCCGTCAGCTCTCGAAAGCGTTTCTCAAACTCCGCCCGAATTTCGTCATGATGGTGGCCCGGGATGAACTCCTTCAGGAACTGCTTTTCCTCCGGTGTGTATCTGATCACGCTTTCACCTCCAGAAGCTCCGGCAGGGCAACGCCGTTGTTGTACTCCGCCCTCAGCTTTGTGGCTCTCAATGACAAGTCGCCGAGCTGGATGATCTGGGACGCCACGGAAGTCACCGCCCGGCTCCGGTTGATCTCCTGCTGCATCTGGTCGTCGTTCAGGCTATCGTCCTGCAGGCGTTCAAGCTGTTCAAACAAGTAATTGTTAAGGTCTTCGATTTTGTTCTTCATGTATCACCTCGGTCTGTTATTTCGAATGCGTATCCTGTCTTTTTCTTAATCTCTCGCAGATACCGGAGATAGTCGTCCGGCGTGCCGCCGCTAACTCGTATAACCTCATCGTTCCATTCCCGCATAAAGCCTTCGATGTCGCCGTCCCTGTTTGGACCATAATACTTATGATGTGCCATGATGATTGCGGCAGTGAAAAAGTTAAGCTGTGCGTCATTCTTCTGCAGCTGCGCGGACTCAAGGTCTTTATAGTATTTGGCTTCGGTCTCTTTTCGCTTTGCCATCAGGCGGCGTTGTTGTCGGTTCATTTCGGCGCCTCCCAGTGGATCTTGCTGTTCCAGACGTCAGGTACGCACTTGCTGTGAACAAAGACCGGCGTCTTCCTCTTTGTCATGGAAAACTCGACGTCATGAACATCGTTGGCGTTCCCGCACGTGATTTTCTTCCCGCAGACCGTACAGATCACGGAGACCTCGATGATTTTCCCTTCCGACTTCCTCACCTTCCCGAATTTCTTCATCATGCTGAATATATCTTTGCTTTCCATGCCCATTTTTCTCCTGATCAGGTAACCGTGGTAACCAGAAACCTTGATTTTAAAGGCTTTCCGGGTTTGGTTACGGTTACCAAAATTTCAAAATCTTTTATACGTTTTTTTTTTCTGTAAGTAACAACTTCTTACATTCCCGGGAAATTGTTTTTTTATGGTAACTTTGGTAACTGGTAACTTTTCTTTAAAAAGGTAGATAAATAAAGGATTTTTTAAAAATAGAAAAGGTAACTATTAGGTAACTTTTGGTAACCGATCAATGTCTGAGAGTCTGTTTCGTGTCCTTCTGTCTCATAAAAACCTTCCTGGATTTACCGGCAATTTTTGAAACACCAATCCCGATCTCGTACAGATCCCATACTGCAGCAATGAAATTCTTGTTCGAGAATTTTGCCCCCTCTGAGTCCCATTCGGAAAAGTCCTGGCGGATCTCTGAGATGGTTCGCCCGATTATTTCAGTGTCAGGGTCGAGATCCTTTGCGAACTGGAGGGACTGGTTATTATTTTCGTGGTACTGGTCGTTGTATTCGGTCACGACTTTGCATTCCGTCCACTTCCCTGCGCTGTAAAGTCTTTTGTATCCTTCCACGATCAGCCGGATCCAGTATTCAAGGGCATTGTTTGATGTGACTTTGGTTATAAATTCGGGGTCCGGTTTCTCGACCTTGTTGAACATCGGCAGCCATACTATTCGCCGTTTATATGCATATCCCTTTTCGAATGATTTAATATCCGAATTGGTCGTGAAATACAGTTTCACGGTGAACGTCGTGGAGATCGACTCCATGTACATGTGTCTGGTCGTTACGGTGTCCGCGGTGCTTATGTTTTTCAACACTTTTAACTCTGCATTGTTGATAGCTTCGGGCTCGATATCATCGCCCAGGTTTGCCAGCTTTCCGATCATCGTCACCTTGAAGCGATCGTCGGTCAGCTGTTTGATGCTGAGGTTTGTACAGTTCCGTTCGTTGTATATCCTTTTCATGATCTGGAGCAGTGTCCCCTTGCCGTTCGCGCCATCCCCGCGGAACATGAAGAACTTTCCCAGGGCGCGGATCCTTTCCGGATCTGTGATCATGACGTATCCGATGATCTCCATCAACAGCTTGCGGTAGTCCGGGTCCTTGCCGGTCAGGTTGTCGATGTAGTCGTCGACGTCCTGAACCGGTTCAGCATCCGGGTTGTACTTGATATCGATAAAATACGGGGTGAATTCCGTGTATTCCTTCATCGGTATAAAAGTACCTTTTCTAAGTATTCCGTTCCGGAGTCGGATCGGGAACACTTCGCCGTCTTCCACCAGCGGGGAGCGGTACTGTATCTGTTTCATGACTTCGTCAACAAATCTGCTGTTCTCTCCGTCGCAGATCGCATACACCCGGCGGATCAGGTGGGTATTTTTCTCATCGGTCTTGTATTCACCATTCTGATACCACCATATTCGTCCTGAATACATCACTGTTCTGCAGTCGGCTATGATCTGGGATGCTATGATAGACTCCTGGTTCTGCTTTTCATCAGAAACATCCATGTCCCTCATGATGGTTTCCAGTTCTGTGTCCGGCAGGGGCTCCGCAAAGATATGCCGGTTTATGAAACCTATGATTTTGTCAACATTCGGGGCCCCGACCTTTTGCAGAGCCAGCCGATGAGAAAACAGCAGCTTGTTTCGTCCTTCACCTTCTTCCAGTGACGACAGATTTGTGTACTTGACTTTCGGATCCACTTTGAACACGACCGGAAGAAACATCTGCTTGTCCATGTTGTCGATCTGCCGCGGGATCCCGTTGCGCTTGACGGTCATCCCGTTCGGCCTGGATGCCTGGGTGTGCATCTCGATCTCAAAGCCAAGGCGACATATCCCGTCTTTCCTTCTGGCGAACCATGAGGGTTTCTTAAACCACAGATGAGCACCTCTGTCCGTCCATACGGTCCTCGTTTGCAGTCCGAATTCGTCAATCAGTGCGCGGATGGATTTTTTCGGTATGTGATCGATGTCAATCACAACGTCGTCGTTGGATAAAAGCAGGCCGCAGTCTCTGAATGTGTCCATGGTCTCGGATTTTTCGGCATGGCTGCTGGCGTGCTTTTCTCCTTCTTTGTATTCAATGAACATCATGGCCATCCCTTCAGTTTGTCTGTTACAAGGTGGTAATAGTATTCCTGGTCTATCATTTCGCGGAAGTTGGGGATATCTCGCACGTCCTCATTCCAGAGATACATGAGCTCCGGCACATCCGGGAAATTCACTTGTCCGTCGTCCCACCGAATTTTATACAGTTTGGTGTGTGGAAACTTCGGGCTGTCGACGCAGGCAAATATCCGGTTTACTTTGTTTTGCCATTCTCCTTCTTTGTTCTGAACGCCTTTGTACGTGCTCCCGGCCTTCAGGATGTACTGCCAAAGCATGGGGTTCTCCATGTGATCCGCAAATGTATCGAACGGGTCTTTCCCATAAACGAGCTTGTCAACCATTGCGATCTGCGTGATCCGGTTGGAGTTGTTGGAGAAAAATTTATTAGTCTGGTATTTGTTTACGTCTCCCCCTTTGACGGTGAGTTCTCCGTTTTCCTCTACTGCTATATAGTTGTTAACGTCGCGCTGAATCCATGTATCAAAGTAGTCGGTTTCCAGAGTATATCCTTCGAATTCCTTCTCCCATTCAGCACAGATCCGCTCGTCGGCGTCGTTCAGCTCGGGGTTATTGTCATACACAACGCCATCGGTGTTCGCGTTGATGATTTTATAACCGGCCTCATACAGATCCCGGCAGAGGGAAAACAGTGCGATCTGTCCGTAGATGCACACCGTCGCCGATGCCATCGGGTTGTTTAAAGCCGAATACCGGTTCTTGAAGTTTCCGTACACAGAATTGAGAATTATTTTCAAAGCCCCTGCCATAACAGGATCGGTGTGCTTAATGGCAACCCTTTGCTTTCGCATTTCGTCATATTTCTCGGTGGCGGGTCCCAGGGCCTTCAGGTGTACGATTGAAGACGGATACATACTGGCCACGTCCTTGTGCTTGACCTTGTAATACCGCCCCGGTTTTGACGGCGCACCGTGGAGCCCTCCCATTCCGAAGACAAAGCTGCAGTCGCATGCCTTAATGGTTTTGTTCTTGCCTTTTCCGGTTACGCTCTCCGGCGTTGTGCAATCGTCCCACATGTTCCACACTTCAGGCGGGATACCTCTGACGTTCCTCCATAAGTGATCCAATTTTCGGACGGTGGGCCAAGTGGGCAGCGATGTGTTTCCGAGAAGCACCGTTGCAGACAATGTTGTGGTATTCCATCGATAGGCATTTTTGTCGGCGTCTGCCGGGAGCATTTTGAGCAATCCTTCTTTTGCCTGGAAGTATGATTTCTGTCTGAGCTTGTATACCTCGATTGTTGCCTTTACGTCATATCGGCAGTACTGCAGCATCTCATCGCGCTCACCCTGTGTTAACTTCCTCCCTATATCGAAGGAAATGGGGGACTCCACAATGGACAGTCCCATGTTTCCCTCGATCTGCTTCAGGGAAGGATGTGACACATCGATCTGCTGCATAGTATCCAGAGACCGGATTAACTTACTCTTGGTTATTGACGGTTTGTGACCGGCTATGATGTTATCGTTCAATGACTTCAGCAAATATGCCTGGTTAAGAACGTTGTTCATCATGGCTGACAGAATGTAATCGTCATATCCATAGTTGTTATATCCAACGAGGGTTTTATCCCGGATCAGATCCGGGATGCCCTCAAACCCCGATGGGTCTTCCTGTGTCTCGCGCTCCTGGTTGTTCCAGAAATGCGCAACCTCGTTGCCGTCGATGTCCATGAATACCGCCAGAGCGTCGAACGCCGTCACTTCCAAATCGTAGAATAATAATTTTTCTGTATTCATCATTTCTTGTTCGGGAATTTTTTGATATCGCCGTAGTAATTGGATCCGAATGCGCTCTTGACTTCGACCATCAGGGGATGACCGACCAGCTCCCCGGCTCTGGAAACAGGTACGTGGTACTTCTCCTCGAATTTCGCGTACTGCTGTTCCTTCTTGATCGGATCCTGGAACCATTCTCGGGTCCCCTTCATGAAGATGCCGAACGTCATTTTGCTCTCGTAGGTTTTGCCCTCGATCTCGTACCGGATCCGGATGAAATAATCGTCGACCGTGATTTCTTTGACCTCGGTCTGGTAAATCTGCCCGACCATATCGGACGTGAATTTCTCGATCTGTTCGACCTCCCAGAGGGAATTAAACCGGTCGTAGCAGTACACATCCTTCTTCTGACCGACGCATTCCAGAAGATCAGTGAATGAGCACTGAAAGTACTCCTCACACCATTCGTCCACTTTGGCCGCCTTGTCCGGATCGTCGCAGTATTTATTGTCCTTGTAGGACTGCTTGTTAAAGTTGACCGGTCTCACCTGCTTACGCTCCCTGTCCAGGAAAGTAAGCACCGCTTTTTTGTTGTCGTTCTCATACTCAACGTTCACTAATTCAAGATCTTTTCTCAGTTCCATGTTTATCTCCTTATGTATTCGATTTCGTTTTCTGTAAGCAGCATTTCGGTTAATTTAATGTCCTTGGTTCCTCTGATTTCAAAAATCGCGGTTTCTTCCTCAGGTTCCTGATATTTACTCATTGATTCCTTGATCGTCTCTTTCGCCTTTACCGCCCTAATTGCGGCAGACAGATCCCCGCGGAGCACGTATTCAACAAGGTAGTCATCCCCCATGCTTTCGGCAGTATCCAGTTCTGTCGAAACATTCTCCAGATATTCGACCATCCGCTTTTCCGTCGCGGAGATCGCAGCCGTCTTGTTCAGGTATTCCGGTTTCATCCAACGATCAAATCCGTCCGGAAAATGGGTTTTGACATTCTCGTACTGCCCGACGCGGAGATCCCATATCTCCTGCAGCGTCTTTTTCTTTTCGTCGCGCTCCAGGTCCTCCAGTTCGTGAACCTTCGCCCGCAGCTCTTTGTCCGCCGTGTCCACTACAGCCACTATTTCTTTTATCTGACTCTCGACAACTGCGTAATTCTTCAGGATCTCCTTCTTCATGCCGATCCGCAGCCCGCTGAGCCGGTCTGTGAGCTTCCGGGCATCCGCGAGGGTTTTCTTTGCCTCTTTGATGTTCTCGTTGGAAACATCTATGCCGCCAATGTAGTCGGAGATCTGCCGGGCCTTATCGAGATATTCCTGATATGCGGGAAAAGTAACGGACGGGACTTCGTATGATATGTCGTTTCGCTTTTCGATGATTTCAAAGTTCATTTGTGTAATCCTCAGTAAAATCTATGTGATTGATGTAGTTCGATTAGTTTGCTTTCTTCGTTTCGTCTGTTCAGGTAATAGAATTCTTTACATTTCTGGGTGCTTAAATGTCTGGTGACTGACAGATATGGATCGTATCCGCCGCGTCTGTAGGCCTTGGCCTCCTGTTTTAACTTTCGTTCATCGAAATTGCTTTCCAGGAACAAATAATCAAACACCAGCCCCTCTGGCGGATTTACCTTTGCGGTGTCGGTCATGTACAGGATGTTCAGTTTTTTCATCTGGATGACGTACCCTGTCACGGGAACGTCGTGAACGCCTGGGAACGGAATTACCGTTCTTCTTTTCCGGAGCTTTATCGGGGTACTCCCCAGGACGACATCCACATCAAACTGATAAGCAACGTCGGCGTTGGCGTATACGGTGATTGCGGGAAACTCTTTCCGGATCTTCTCCAATGTGCTCGGTTTTATATGATCCGAATGACTGTGCGTGATCAACAATGTGTCTACCTTGTATAGGTCGTCCCTCATTTTGTTGAATGCTATCCCGCAGTCGATCATGATGCTTTCTATTCGCACGGCGTTCCCTGTGGATCCTGTGGCTATGACATTGTAATCAAGCGTGCTATCACCTCCTAAAACGACCACGCTTTCAGCGAACACCAACCTTCACGTGGTCAAACATTTGTGTTCTTGCGGTTCGGGGTATTCTGCTTGCCGCCGATTATGTCCCCATTGCCTTTGTTAAGGCGGTCGCAGCTCCGCCATGTGAATGACTGGGGAGTCAATTCAA